AAGAGGGTTTGGCAGTGCCTTATTTTGGTGGCACAAAAAAAGCTAAAGTCAGAGAAGACGGAACTTGGGGAGAATAAATTGCAAATATCACAAGAAGGATTAGCGTTAATTAAAAAGTTTGAAGGTTGTGAGCTAGAAGCTTACAAGTGTCCAGCTGGCGTATGGACTATAGGTTATGGACACACCAAAGATGTCAAAGAAGGTGACAAAATTAATAAAGACGAAGCTGACTACTTACTACAAGAAGAAATGATTGAGTATGAAAGTTACATAGATGACATGGTAGAAGTTGATTTAAACCAAAGCCAATATGATTCTTTGTGTGCATGGGTGTATAACTTAGGACCTTCTAATCTTGGTAGCTCAACAATGTTAAAAGTCTTAAACGAAGGTAAATACGCAGAAGTACCACAACAAATTAAACGATGGAACAAAGCAAATGGCGAAGTATTGACTGGTTTGATACGCAGACGAGAAGCTGAGGCTCTTTTATTTCAAGGTAAAGAGTGGAGCGAGGTTTAGCATGTCAGACAAATGCACTATACTGACCTTAGACACATTGTGTTTAGGGTTGGGTAGCTACTATGTCACTACCTAGTTACTCAACCTGATTAATAAATGAGCGATATATCATTAAAAGATTTTGATATTCTTTCTGAACAAGATAAAGCAGAAGCAGTAGCCTTACTCAGTCGTTACGAACAATTAGACAAACAAGACTCATGCCATAACGATTTTATGGGTTTTGTTAAACATATGTGGGGTGACACTTTTATTGAAGGCAGACACCACAGAATAATTGCAGATAAATTTAACAGAATTGCACAAGGCAAACTAAAACGTCTAATTGTATGCTTACCACCAAGACACTCCAAATCAGAATTTGCATCTACATTCTTTCCAGCTTGGATGATGGGTTTAAATGGTGCTTTAAAGATAATACAGTGTACTCACACAGCTGAATTAGCTGTGCGATTTGGTAGAAAGGTAAGAAACCTTATAGACAGTGAAGACTTCAGAGTTATCTTCCCAAAATTAAAACTGCAAGCAGATAACAAATCAGCTGGTAGATGGACAACAAACCAAGAAGGTGAATCGTTCTATGCTGGTGTCGGTGGTGCGATTACAGGTCGTGGTGCTGATTTACTGATTATTGATGACCCACATTCAGAGCAAGATGCCCTATCTCCCAAGTCATTAGAGTCTGCTTATGAGTGGTATACATCAGGACCTAGACAAAGATTACAACCGGGTGGCATTATTGTGATAGTAATGACTCGTTGGAGTACCAAAGACTTGGTGGGCAAGGTTCTAAAGAAACAAGGTGATGACAATGCTGACCAATGGGAAGTCGTAGAGTTTCCAGCGATATTACCTGACACTGAAAATCCTTTGTGGGGTGAATACTGGAAGAAAGAAGAACTCTTGTCTGTAAAAGCATCTCTGCCTGTATCTAAATGGAACGCACAGTGGATGCAAAACCCTACATCTGAAGAAGGTTCTATTGTTAAAAGAGAATGGTGGCAACTTTGGAAAGATGAAGATATACCTGACTATAGCTATGTGATTCAGAGCTATGATACTGCTTTCTCAAAGAAAGAAACTGCTGACTACTCTGCCATAACGACATGGGCGATATTTAAAGATCGTGACGAAGTTGACCAAATAATTTTATTAGACGCTAAAAGGTACAGGGTTGATTTCCCTGAGCTTAAAAGAATAGCTTTTGATGAGTACAAGTATTGGGAACCAGATTGTGTGCTGATTGAAGCAAAAGCATCAGGTACACCACTAACACAAGAACTAAGACGTATGGGCATACCTGTCACTGCATATTCACCCAGTAGAGGACAAGATAAGATAGCAAGAATGAACAGTGTTGCTCCTATATTTGAATCTGGTATGGTTTGGGCTCCTGATGAAGACTTTGCAGATGAAGTAAGAGAAGAACTAGCATCTTTTCCATTTGGCGATAATGATGACTACTGTGATAGTACAACCATGGCATTGATGAGATTTAGACAGGGTGGTTTCTTATCCTTAAAAGAAGACTATCAAGAAGAAGCAAAGTTTTTATCAAAAAACAGAACAGTGTATTATTAATGAAAATATTTTTAACAACATTTATGCACGACACAAAAGAGTACGAAGGTCCTGACATACACGCTGAAACTGAAGAGATAGCTTTGTTGATTGCAGAATCACAAGGATTGATACTAGAAGGTGAGCTAACAGAATTATACTCTTTAGGTGACGAAATTAGACCTAGAGTGCTACACTAAAGATTATGGCAGTAGATAAACAATTAGGAACAGAAGACAACCCAGACATAATGGAGCAAGGTCAATCTGTTGTAGTAGAGCAAGAACCAACAAGACAAGAATTGATATCAGACGCAGCTCAGATACTTGTCAATGAAGATGAAGTCTTAGTAGGAGATGAGTTGCTAGAACAACCCATGCCACAAATGGACTTTAACTCTAATTTAGTTGAGTTTATAGATGATAGTATTCTCACAAAAATAGCTTCAGACTTAATGAGCTCTGTTGAGAGTGACAAGCAATCAAGAAGTGAGTGGGAAAAAACTTACAAAGAAGGTCTTGAGTATCTTGGCATGAAGTTTGACGAACAAAGATCGCAACCATTTGAAGGTAGTTCTGGTGTGGTTCATCCTTTATTAGCAGAAGCAGTCACCCAGTTCCAAGCTCAGAGTTACAAAGAAATGTTGCCAGCTAAAGGACCTGTTAAGACAGAAATTATTGGTGCTAGAACCATAGAAACAGAAAGTCAGGCTGAAAGAGTACAAGCTTTCATGAACTACTACATCATGAATGTAATGAAAGAGTATGACCCAGAGCTAGACATGTTATTGTTTTATTTACCACTAGCTGGTTCTGCATTTAAGAAAGTCTATTTTGACTTTGTTACAAACAAAGCTGTATCTAAGTTTATACCACCTGAAGATTTAATCGTTCCTTACGAGGCTTCAGATATCTATTCAGCAGAAAGAATTACACATGCGATTAGCATGTCTTTAAATGAAGTAAAAAAACAACAAATAACAGGTTTTTATGCAGATGTAGACATACCTGAAACAGATTATGGTGAAGATACTTCTGATATAGAAAGCACTATAGACGATACAAGGCGTTTCTCCAAGCTACAAAGAAGACAGAAACAGAACCATATACGAAATACACACTGTTTTAGACATAGAAGGATTTGAAGACATGGGAGCTAATGGTGAGCCTACAGGTCTTAAACTGCCTTATATCATTACTATTGACGAAAACTCAGAAACTGTACTAGCTATTAGAAGGAACTACATAGAACAAGACCCACTAAAAAACAAAATTAATTATTTTGTACAGTATAAGTTCTTACCGGGACTAGGATTTTATGGCTTAGGCCTATCACACATGATTGGTGGTATATCCAAAGCATCCACATCTATTTTAAGACAACTTATAGACGCTGGAACTTTAGCTAATTTACCAGCCGGTTTTAAAGCTAGAGGTATGAGAATCAGAGATGAAGACCAACCTTTACAACCCGGTGAATTCAGAGACATTGATACTACTGGTGGTTCTTTAAGAGAGAACCTTATACCTTTACCAATCAAAGAACCAAGCAATGTACTTATGCAATTACTCGGTTTACTAGTTGATTCTGGTAAAAGATTTGCAGCTATTGCTGACATGAATGTAGGTGATAGCAACCAAGCTATGCCTGTTGGTACTACTGTAGCTCTATTAGAAAGAGGCACAAAGGTAATGAGTGCTATTCATAAAAGATTGCACTATGCACAAAAGATAGAGTTTGAATTACTGGCTAAAGTGTTTGCAGAGTATCTGCCACCTTCTTATCCTTTCACAGCCGGCACAGCTCCAAACGAAATTAAACAACAAGACTTTGATGGTCGTGTTGACATCGTACCAGTCTCAGACCCAAACATATTCTCACAAAGTCAAAGAATCACTTTAGCTCAAGAATTGTTGATGATGGTTCAATCTAACCCTGAGATACATGGTCAACAAGGTATGTATGAAGCTTACAAAAGAATGTACGCAGCACTTGGTGTAGACAACGTAGAATCGTTGATACCACCACCACCTGATATGACACCACAACCAGTAGATGCTGGTTTAGAGAATAGTAGCCTTATGTTAGGACAACCAGCTCAAGCTTTTGAAGGACAGAACCATGAAGCACACTTAGAAACACATAAGAGTTTGTTTTTAACACAAGTGGTTAAGGATAACCCACAGATACAGTCAATAATCATCAGTCACTGCATGCAACACTTACAGTTCTTATCTTCACAGATAGCTAGTCAACAGATACCACAAGAAGTGCAAATGCAATTACAACAAGCACAGGCAGAAATGCAACAGATGCCAGCAGACCAAGTAATGCAGATGCAACAACAAATACAAATGACTTTAGACCAATACAGTGCACCAATAATGGCACAACTTACTTCTGAGTTCTTACAGTCTATAGGACAAGGACAAAGTAACGACCCATTGGTTGATATAAGAAAATCAGAGCTAGATTTAAAAGATAAAGAGCTAGATATTGAAACACAACAATTTACACAGAAACAGAATCAAAGAGCACAAGAGAAGATGCAAGAGAACATGTTGCAAGAACAACGCATAAATGTGCAAAAAGATATAGCTGATGATAAACTAAATGTAGCTATAGACAGACTTAGACAAAATGCTGATCTTAAGCTAATGGAATTAGGTACAAAAACGAGGAATTAATTATGGCAACATCATTTAAAACTAAAGCAGTAACT